CGACTCCCCAGTGTTTGATGCCTTCATTTTGAAGGATACTCTCATAAAGAGCTTTTAACAACAATAATAAACCCACACACGTTTCTTAAGTCTCAATATGCTATGGGCATATCGTATGGATTTATTATTGTTGTAAAAATTCAACCACAACACGTATCCCTAGAAGATTATGCTACATAATTGTTGTGGTTCTTTTTACAAGCAATCAATTGATACAATTGACTTGAATTTAAAAAACTTTACTAATTGTTCCATTTATACTTATATAAGTAAGTATCCAATCTTCCATTTGGTTTTAAGAATTTTGGATTTCCTACCCGTATTGGTGTATATTCAATTGTGCGAACTACTATATCATACACTGTGATACTGCCAAGCAATTCTACGTTAACTTCATCTAGAAACCAGCATTCTTTAGTTACCTCAGCATCAAATACAAGGTTTTTACCAACAATAGTTTTATTGGAAACAATTTGTTTGCTATCAATAATTACTGGGGAATATACATATAATATTACTTCCCCATTGATAAAATCATCTTTGGATAATTGTAAACCAAGAATACAACCATCTATTGCTGGTGCGAATGATACTCGTTTAATAGTATCATCTTCAAATGCATTCTTTCTACTTGCTACTTTAGAAGGCACTCTTGGTGTCAGTTTTTTTATATCATCAGATTTACTTAAATGATATAATGTTTCAATTTCTTTTATATGCATGTTGTATTTATAAGAACATACTAACTACCGCATTTCACGGGGTAGATTTATGGACTACTCGTCATTAGTATGTTTAACTATTATACCATAATAAATCAGTTTGTCAACCTTTATTTATTATCTTTTCACTCTAGCTTTAGTTCTTGGTTTACCAGTTACTTTATTATTTCTGCTTCTAGCCATTATTTAAAACCCATAAATTTTAAGAGTGTTTAGTATACCATATTTACGTGTGATGTCAATACTAGTGGATAAATATTTTTATGAAAATTAAATCAAGATTAGATAATACTGAAATTTGTATAGAAATGAAAGAAGGTAGTAGGTATGGAATAATGTTAAGTGGTGGCATAGACAGTGCAGTTCTTTTATATCTTCTTCTGCTAGAATGTGAGGAGACTAATATAACACCAACTATAACACTTTTCACAATACCAAAACATGATGGGTCATTAACATATATAAATGGAATTGTACAATATATGAATAACCGATTTAATATAACATTACCGGACACTATAACAGTTGGAAATCCGGATGCGCATCACACTAAACAGAGTACAACTGCATACTTTGATATTAAGATAAAATATCCAGAAATAGAATACATTTTTTTTGGTACAAATAAAATTCCTCCTACTACCGTTGCAGGTTTGGCACCTGTGAGAGTTAATGCAAATACAGAAATGGTAATAGCTCCATTTTTTGATTTGTATAAAACACATATTATTGACCTATTATTTCAGTATGAAATGGAAGGGTTACTAAAACTAACTCATACGTGCACTGAGCAAGTTATTGGACGATGTAATAAATGCTGGCAATGTGGTGAACGTGCATGGGCATTTAATATTATGGGTAGAAAAGATACTGGTATTAACTGATAAATACTCCTAATAATGGAGCAAACGCGGTGCCTAATTTTGATTTTTTCAGTCTAGTACAACAATGTGGGTTCCCAATTGCACTTGCTGTAGTTTGCGGTTGGTTTATCATGCAAGCAATCTCATTGGTTCTTGGTTCTGTTGTAAAATCAATTAAAAAAATCATAGGTCTTATAAAGTCAATGGATGGAAGAGTCCGTCAAATGAATGTTGATGTATTAGATTTAGATAAATTGGTTTCAGCATCGTTGGATGTGGATGCACTTCCAATGAAAGTTCATCATGAAGTAGCAGCGATAATGAATAATAATGGTGAAAAACCACCTGCACATCCTGCACCTAAAAAAACAATAATGGAAAAGATTAAAGACAGCGTTGATAATGTAGTAGAGAACAACGTTGATAAAATTATTGATAAAGTAGAGAAAGTTACGAAATGAATATTAGAGAAATTATTTGTGAATCGGAAGAACCAGAGATATCAAAACGTGAACTAATACTACGTAAACGGCAACGCGTTAGAGATTTCATCAACACAATGAATAGTAGATATCCAGAAACGCATCCAATGTTCGGACCAGATAAGCATTTGAAAATAATTAGTTCAAATGATTTTGTTCAATTTACATTGCAGCCGGACGATGCTGAAAATAGTGTTGAAATAAGTTGGATATCCGCACATCCTCAAAGAAAAGGATATGCAAGTGCTTTCATTAAAGAAATGCAGGATTTGGCAACTGACTATAAGGTAGATTTGACGTTGACTGCATGGGCAAATGGTCGGGTTGAACAAAAAAATCTTATTAAAATTTACGAAAAATCTGGTTTTAAAATGATCCCAAACACCAACAAGTTAAAATGGAAAAATCCGGAAACAGAAATATGAGCCCAGAATATATTAAATTCTTTTCAGATGTTATTATCCCTATCCTAGCAAGTTGTGCAGGTGGGGCATTTATCTTTACAGCATTAAAATTTGTATTAGGTGATATTATTGCATCTGTTAAAACATTAGCTTCAATTGTAATGGCATTAGAGAACCGAGTTAAAACCTGTTCTCATGAATTGATTAAAATTGACGTTACCATATCATCAGTGTTAGGATTAAGACCAGATTTAGATAGAATATCAAGAAGTGACGGAAAACTTGATGCTAGACGCGACTAATTTTTGATAAATAATCATAGGTCGCGGAATTGGAGTTCCCACCTATTCTAAACATTTTAACAATAATCGGGAGACTAGTATGTTCAGTAATACTATTTATACATTACCGTATTTCTATATTATAGAACATAAAAAAACAAAAATCAAATATGCAGGGGCGCGATGGGCTAAAGGCTGTCATCCATCCGAATTTATGACTATAGGTGGGTATACAACATCATCTAAAATGATTAATGAGATAATACAGAAGGACGGGATTGATATTTTTGAAATACTGGAAATTATAACTATAGATGAATTACAAATGCCGTTCGGAACCAACTCTATTTTTGTATATGAATCGTGGTTCTTAACATTTCATAACTGTGCAACATCGAGTAACTGGTATAACTGTCATAATAACATGGGCATGGCTTTCGGTACTAACTCATTTTATAGTAGTTCTAAACAATCGTGTTTAAGAAAATATGGTGTTGATAATGTTTTTAAATCTGTTGACATACAAGAAAAAATAAAAGAAACCCATATGAACAATTTAGGAGTCGAATACCCTATGCAATCGGATCTAGTAAAGAATAAATCGAAAGTTTCTTGTAAAGAAAAGTATGGGTATGAATTTACAGCGCAGGTACCACATATTCGTAAAAAACAACTACAAACTAGGTTGATGAATAATGATAGTAATTATTTCTCACAACAATCATTAGATAAACGAACAGCCACTTCAATTAAAAAATATGGGGTTGACAATCCTATGAAATCATCTAATATAAAGCAAAAAGTTAAAAAAACTAAATTTGCGTTATACGGCGATGAAAATTACAATAATATGCAAAAAAATAGGCAAACTAAACAGGAAAAATATGGCGATGAAAATTACAATAATTATGCCAAAAATAGAAAGACCTGTTTAGAAAAATACGGGGTGGATAATGCATCGAAGTCGGACATAGTAAAGAAAAAAATATGCAATACTATTATGGAAAGACATGGCGTTAATTATATATCTGAAATTATATTAATTTGTCCATATTGTGGTAAAAGTGGTAGTAAACCTCCCATGACGAGATGGCATTTTGATAACTGCAAATTTAAGGACTTATAATGGACATAACACAACTAGCAGAACTCATTAATAAGTACGGATTTCCAATCATATCTAGTTTTTATATGCTCAGGATGGTAAAGTATGTTTGGTCATTTACCATAGATGAAATTAATCCAGTATTGGGGGAAGCATCTAAAGAATTGATTGCATTAATAGATCGTATACGATTATTGGATAATGATCTTTTGCGATTAACTGCAAAACTAAATACAGTATTGCAGATCAGAGAAAATGCTCAAAAACAAAAGGAACTAGAATGAAATTTTTATTTACTGATTCACATTCTGGAAAACTAAGTAGTTCAAAAATATGGACACATATTTCATATAGTGTTGCAACCTATGTAGTGATTAAAAGTGTAAATGATGCTACAAATTGGGAGATGTTGCTTGTATATATGGCAGTTGTAGGTGGCAGTGAAATTGCTAAAAAGATATTAACAGTTGCTTATCAAGGTAAAGAAGAAAAGAAGGAAGATTAATATATGAGAATAAGTGAATTAATTAGTGAAGATTGGCAAAAAGTCAATAAACAAGATAAAACCGACGGAATGAGTAAAAAGGCCGTTAGTACATATCGTAAAGAACATCCTGGAAGCAAACTAAAAACTGCTGTTACAAAAAAACCTAGTGAATTAAAGAAAGGTAGTAAAGACTCTAATAGACGAAAAAGTTTTTGTGCAAGGTCAAACGGACAAAAGAATATGCATCACATTGATTGTTCAAAAACACCCGATAAACCAATCTGTAAAGCACGTAGTCGATGGAACTGTGAATGAAGATTAAAGAAATTTTAGAAGTAACTATGAATAGTAAAACAGGTGCTGGTGCTGTAAGCAATAATGATGAAGTAGATTACTTTGGAATTCGTGTAAAAATGAAACCATCAACATTTTTAAAGTTAGCAGAAGAAATGCCAGTAGATTCAGAAGTAAAACAACAAATTTTAAAATTAGCACAGTATATAAAAGATGGCGGGGAAATTGGTCAACCATTTTTTGGTATACATATTCCAGAAAAATGGCATTCTGGAGACTTTACAGAACCTGCTGAAATTACAAATCATGAAGGACGACATCGCATGGAAGCAATTATATTAGCGGAAGGTGATAACCCTGTTGAAGTGCATTTATTTCCACAATATTATAGAAATAGACATATAACACTTGAATGGATTAAACGACTTAATAAAAGTATTATTAGCGAGACTGGACAATTGATATCAGGCCCATTGTTTACAATTTAAGAATTGCCCTTAGGACCGTAACATTTGTTACGTGGCATAGGTGTCTACCACCTTTAGAACATTGATTCGCTACCAGTATTCTATAAAGGGTAGAATTAATTTGAGAAATATAATGAAAATATATGAAATAATATTTGAAGATGAATTGTTAGATGAAGATGGGATTCCATCATTAAAGGATGTATTAAGAGAATTAAAACGTCAAGGATGGACTAAAAGAGAAGGTGGTTCACATGAAAAATGGTTCCCACCTGAAGGGTTTATATTACCAAATAACAGACCTTTTATACCAATTCCTAGATCTCATTGTAATCCACATACTCTTAGGGATATTATAAAAATAGCCAAATTATGATTTTTAATATCTATTTTGCCAAATAAAAAACCAATCTTTTAATGATTTATAAATCATTTCTGGGACTATTACAAATAGACTAAGTACTGCTACTAATAGTAATATAAACATAATTCCTATTGTAGCAATTATTCCGCAAATCGATGATATAAAACTTCTGTTTCTAAATGCCATTTTGAATCCTTTATTTTGTTGTTGCTCGAAGAATTCCATCCCAGTCTTTGGGAAATGAGATATCTTCACCATATGTTTCTATTCGTTTAATCATCATATCATAATAGTAGTCAAGTGCACCATTAAAAGAACCTTTTAATTCGAGGCATTCAACTGTTGCTAGCCACCATTGTTGTGATTGATAATAATTAAACATTTTATTGTGTTTTAATCGATGTGCGTGTGAACTATTATTTGGTAATATTGTATAGATATCTAACCCAATAGTTTTTCCTTTAACTGCTATATCATCCAGTTTAATAACAAAATAATCATTCTCTACAAGTTTAGCAGTTGTGGGGCCAATTATTAATAATACACCATAACCTTTGGTTTGTCCTTCTAATCTAGCAGCAGTTGATACTGAATCACCAAGTACATCATACCCAAACCTTGCTTTAGACCCAATATTTCCGATTAATGTTGGTCCAGTATTAACACCAGCTCCCATACCAATTTTGGGTTTACCTTGTCGTACTAATTGCTCATTAAATTTGTCAACGGCTTCGATCATTTCTAAAGCAGTTCTTACCGCATTCTTAGCGTGGTATTTATCATCTAATGGTGCCCCATGTACATGTAAACTGGCATCACCTATGAATTTTATTAAACACCCATCATTCTTTAATACTGGGTCTGAAATAGCAGTCATATAGTCATTCATGATTTTAGTTAACCCTTCTACATCTTCCCCATATGATTCCCCAAGAGTTGTAAACCCTCTTAGGTCTGTCATCACTATAGACAGCTCTTTCTTTTCGCCACCAAGTTTAATTAACTCTGGATTCTTCTGAAGTCTTTCAACCATTACAGGTGACACATAACTTCCAAATTGTTTCTTGATTTGTTGTTTTTGTAAAAATTCATTTACAAATTTAATTCCATATGCATGTAAAGCAACCAAAATAATACCGCTAACTAGTGCAGTGATATCTAAAAGATACAGATATTCTGTAAAAGCAAACCTACTTCCAATAACAATACACATTATGATAATGAAAGTGCTTGCTAACCCAACATATACCCATCTTGTTAAAATTAGTAAAAGTAAACATGAAAATAGTAGAATCCCTTCTTCAGCGGTATCTGCCCAAAACGGTCGTTGGATATTCACGTTATTCATCATTGTACTAATTACCGTTGCTTGCATATCTTGCGGCCAAACACTACCAATACTTGTAGGAACTGGGTTACCTAGTCCAGCAGCACTTGTACCCACGATTACTATAGCACCATCAAAATCATCAGGTAAATGTTCTAAACTAAGTGATTTATGTTGTTGACTCCAATCTATCCATATACGTCCTAAGTTATCTGTGCTTATAGTACCAAACTCAGGAATACGCATTTTATCAACACCAAATTCATTCAATTTTACTTGAAATGTTGATACACCTGATGCAACTCTAAGTGCTTCAATTGCAATACTAGGATACAGTTTTTCATTTACTGATACAACTAGCGGCATACGTCTATTAACACCATCAATTTCTGGTAATGTATTTGTTGTTCCTACACCAGCAGCATTCATTTCTAATGATTCTATATTTGCAATCAATCCAGGATATTGCACAATTCTATCTAAGTATTCTGAACCAATAACTACACTTCCTGGTGTTTTTGGTAAATTTTTAAATTGCTGAGACGGAACATTGCTTAACACAACAGGAAATTCTGATAAGTATTTTGCAAGTTGGGAATCTTGTCCACTACGATCCTTATCTGGCATAAGAACATTCCAAACAACTAGACCTGCATTTTTAGAATATAAATCATTAATAATTTTTGCATACTCACCACGTGGGAATGGCCATTGACCATATTTGTTTAATGATTCTTCATCAATATTTACAGTAACAACACTATTTTCGGTTGGGTGTTTATTTGCTATTAATGTGTCAAAATATCTTAATCTAATTGATTCTACAAATGTCGGGTCTGATATTCTTATAACTAAGATTATTGCTAGTGTAATTAACGCTGTCCACACACTTGTTGCTATTTTTCTAAGGATCTGTTTGGTCATTGATGGTATGTCCTAGTGTTGTTGCTCCAGCAATTTCTGCTGCTGTAAAATGTTTGCATTTATCACCAATTTTGTAATCACAGATTGGTTTTTTTGGAGATGGTCTAATAAGTTTTAACTCATTAATTGGTGCTGCTATATGTTGAGTTGCACAACCTGACAGAATTATTAATGAAAATAATATTATTTTTCTCATGTGTATTTATTTTGTTTGCATATCTATTAGATTATCTTTAAAAATCTTCCAACAATTGTCCCAAGTCCATTTACTACTTGCATTATACACAATATCTCTATCTAAAGTTAAACATGATTCAACACTAAATGATAGATCATCAGACATATGTCCAGTAACATTCTGTTCTAAAATATCAATAGGACCTGGAACAGGATATGCAGCAACTGGCGTTCCTACACTCAAACTTTCAATGATAACTATACCAAACGTATCAGTTCTACTAGTAAACACAAAGACATCTGATTTAGCAAAATATTTTGCTAAATCACTTCCAGTTTTTGAGCCAACAAACCATACATTTTTATATTTCTTTTTTAGCTCTTCTAGGTATGGGCCATCACCAACTACTATTTTAGACACGTTTTTATAGTTTGGTAATACTAACTGACAGAAATCATCTAGACCTTTTTCTTTACTTACACGACCAACACTTAATAGTATTATTTCTTTATCTGAAAACTTTTTATTTTCATCACGTTTAAAAATAGTTCGATCAACACCACGTGTCCATGGTATGATATCACCATTAAACCCATGTGCTTTTAAATCATCGACCATTGTTTTAGTAGTTGTTAGCACTTTACCAGAATGCTTATGAAACCATCTTACATAAGAATATGTAATATTTTCTGGAATATTATATAACTTTTTTAGAAATTCTGGAAATTTTGTATGATATGCTGATGAAAAATTTATATTATGTTTCTTGCACCAAAAAAGAACGGCTAATCCAAGTGGTCCTTCTGTCGCAATATGAATATAATCTGGGTTAATTGCTTTGATTTTTTTATCAATCTGCCACGGAATACTTATTTTTACTTCTGGGTATCCAAATGCTGGAAAATTGAAGAACATATCTGGAAAGATATATTTTACAATATATCCATTTGTTAGTGCGTGTTTTTCTATATTTTTATAAGTAGTAACTACACCGTTGATCTGGTTATGTGAATTATCTGTGACTATCAATATTGTTTTTTTCATACTATTTCTTTAAGCAAACATATAGTTCGTTATCCCTGTGATCTTTTGATTTTTGTAATTGTTCCATTGCTACCTTGCATGAATCTTGAGAACTAAATTCACCGATTGGTTGCCAAAATAGACTAGTACCCAATGCTGCAACTGCTTGTAATGCTACTAAAATATACATAAGTTATTCCTTTATATTATTATAATGGTGTAATATACGGCCATATATCATGTTATTCTTGAATTGAAGTCCAGTATATTATTTCAAATGACCCATCATGATTTTCAACTAATGCAGATAACGATTCAACCCAATCTCCATCATTCATGATTATAATACCATCTATATCTTTTATAACAGGGGTGTGTGTATGCCCTGCTATGACACCATCAAACCCTCGTTTTTTACAATAGTTTGCCAATGTTACTTCAAACTGAAACAAAAAGTCAACCGCTGATTTAACTTTGTGTTTAAGGTATTTACTTAAACTCCAATAACCAAATCCTAATTTATGTCTAATCCAATTAAATTTGTTGTTAACCGCTAATATTAAATCATAACCTTTATCACCTAAAAATCCAAGCCATGGTGCAATTTTACTAATCCCATCAAATAGATCGCCGTGAGTAACAAGATATCTTTTACCATCTACCCCAATATGTTCTGCTTGATTATGAATTGAAATTTTACCAAATGAAATGCCAAGACCAATCATTGGACGTAGAAATTCATCGTGATTTCCAGCTACATAGATTACTTTTGTACCATGCTTTGCAATACCTAGTATTCTACGAACCACATTGGAATGACTTTGCTTCCACTTGAGTTTATTTTGTTGAATCTTCCATCCATCTATGATATCTCCTATTAGGTATAGGGTCTCACAAGAATTATGTTTTAGAAAATTATTTAGTTGATCTGCTTTGCAATCACGAGTTCCAAGATGAACGTCGCTAATAAAAATAGTGCGATATGTTTTATTCATAAAGTATTTATCGCACTATTTTTAAAAATATATTAAATTTATGTTACAGTTTTACGATTGTCCAACGGGCTGAAAATGGTTTATTTTTTTCTTTATGTTTTAATATTTTTTTATATTCTTCTATTCTTAATGAATATAATTTTTCATTATCACCAGTTAGACAAGCATTTAAAACTTCTTTTACAAGTTTCTTTTGTTTCATGCTATTCTCCAGTAGACTAGTATTTAGTTTAATTTGCTTTCTATAAAAGAAACAATAGCACCTGCAACATCGGTATTACAATATTTTTCAAAACCACTAAATCCTGGGTTTGAGTTGGCTTCACATACTCTAAATCCTCGTGAATCAAACAGTAAATCTATACCTGCTATATCTAATTTTAGTATATTAGCAGCATTTACAGCTATTTCAGCTATTTCTGGGGTTATTTCAAATGATTCACCAGTTCCACCATTTGTAATGTTAGCACGGAAATCTCCATCAGGTGCAGTTCTTTTCATAGCACCTAGAACTTTCCCACCTATGACCAATACTCTTAAGTCTTCACCAGGTCTTTCACCAATATACTCTTGTGCTATTAATACCTTTGTATTATATACAATATTGACAAAATCTACAAATCTTCGATAATCTTCTGTGGTATTACATAAATGAACACCTTCACCAAAACTTCCAACTACTACTTTTATAATACATGGAAATCCAATATGTTCATTTACAAGATCATTTGTTATTGGGTGTTTTACTATTATTGTTGTAGGAACCGCAATACCGGCTTTACTTAATATTTCACCTGAATGAAATTTATCTTGAACTATGTTAATACTATCACTTGAATTAAAACATGGTATATTAGATAGTTCAAAATATCTTACAACTGATAGATCTTTTCTGCCGATACCAGCACCTACCCTTACTAGAATTGCTTTTGGTAATTCAAGTTTTTCACCATCATAGTAAATACCATCGTTAATTATGATATCAATTTTTTCAAAATAACAAACTTTAGCGACAATTTCTTTCTCTTCAAACTTTTCGATTAGCTTTGTTGTTTCATATTCGTGTTTACTTTGTTTAGCTAAAATTATAACTGACATAAATTCCTTTATATAATGATAATTGTTAACGGGTATTGATATAGCAGGTTACTTCAAACCCTAATCTAATATCATTGTATGTAGGTGTACTCCAAATCATAATAATTCTCCTAAATTATCTAAGTACGGTATTTATCAAAATTAATATTACAGAAAAATTACTGTCCTTGTTGTACAGAAATTTTAGGACATCCACCGGTTGTAGCACAGTTGAAGTTTATTGAATATGATTGTTGTAAAGATCCAGCTTGATTTAGACTTAAATCTACTGGTAAACCTGACAACGTGACATTTGCCATATGATTACCAGAGCCTTGTTGTGTGATATCAACATTTTTATTACCACCACTTAATGTGGTTTCTATATACTGATTGCCATTACCCGATTGATTTGTAATTAATGATGAATTATTACCTATTATATTAGCAGAAACTTGTTTACTTCCACCTTCATTTGATTGTGTCAATGATGCGGTATTTGAGTTTCCTATTATATTTAATGTTGCGTAGTTGGTAGAGGTACTATTGGATGATGATTGTGTAATGTTTACGGAATTACTGTTACCATTGCCATAATAATTTGCGTAGTTATTTTTAGTACCTGTTTGATTTACGGTTATTGTATTTGCAGACCCAATTTGATCAATATAAACCTTACTATCCGATGTTGCTCTATTGATATAGGATTGGATATTGGCATTATCAAATACATTTATAGTAAATGGCGATGATGATGCACCACAACATACTGGTGGAACAAATACATTAACAGATGTTCCTAAGTTTGTAAATGGAACAACCGCTATGCCACCAATATCCCAGTCAAGTTGTATAACAGCCCCACCACCATTTTCATAATACCAAACATCCATGGTATATATTTGCCCTGAAGTAAGTAATATACTACCAGAACTATTATAATTTGCCGGACCTTGTTCTATCCAGTTATTGATTACAGTGGTACCATTTATAGTCATATAAAATCCATCATCACTACGATCATAAAATGTTACATTTTTCAAACCAGTGTTTGTAGCACCGGGCCACAGAATATATCCAGTAAAGTGTATTAAAACCCCATCGGATAATCCACTATTCATAACAACTCCAGAACCCCAATCATAGTTTAACGTATTAGCAACTCCAGATGCTAAGACTGTTCTGTTAGTTGTCATTGATGGTGTTGCACCACCTGCTGCATATACTGTATAATTTAATCCAGCAATATCAACTGCGTAAACATTAAAACTCAATAAAAATAAAATGATATATCTCATTGTTTTGGTACTCCTGGATTTTGAATAATTGTAACAATATTTCCACCAGGAGTACCAGTACCTATAACTGCTGCCCCCGGACTATAGTTTTGTGTAATAAATACTGATGTGTTTGATGCAAAGCCAAATGTTTTTACTTCTGCGTAATCTTGTGAACCTAATACCCTAAATGCAATACCTTTTCCTTTACCTTGTGTATCAGTTGCTGCTGAATTTTCCCATGAAATACATACATTAGTAGTTGGGTCACACCCATTCTCATTTGCTTCACGTATTAATGAAAGTAATCTTGCTTCGGAATCTTGTGTATTTTTGGAAACTTGATTAACTAACCTTCTAGCCATTTCCTCTTCCATTGCTTGAACTTCTTTATCTTTTGGTGATTTACTGGACTCCTTGACTACCTTTTGCACTTCCAGTGGTTTGACTAGAATAAGGTTATTTGAAATCTTTGATTCTATTATGTTAACAGTTGTTGGTAGACTGGGTGACATTGTTGCACTTTGGACATATGTAGCTTCATATGCTTTATCTAATGATACGGTACCAGCAAGTGTCGTAACATCTATTTTACCTACTGCGCATATATTTTCTTGAAGTTCGTACTGTTTGATATCTTTTTTATCTTTACAACTTGGTACTAATACTATTAAAGACTGACCAGCTTCATCTACAGTCATTGTGAAATCTGTACCTCTAACTGCAATAGTAGCTGTAGGTGTTTTTATTCCAACTTGCTGTGGATTATTTTTAGCAATTTGCCCAGATGCATACCTTACTGTACCCATACCTACTTTTAAAGCAAGTTTTCCAGCATCTGATTGTTTTGGGTCAAACACAAAATCATCTATTAATAATCTACTATTTTCATTTACTTTGACGTTTGTATCATCTTTGAATTTTATATCAGCAACACAACCACCGGTAATATAAGTGTCCATACTTTCTATTGAAGCACCTTTATTACCTGGTAGTTTTTGTTTATTACGTTCTATTTGGCAGGATATTCCTTTAGTTTCTCCCACTGAGCCAATATCAGCCCATACATTAGAAGAAACCAACATGAATATAATCCACCACATATTATCTTGCTATTGCTGATTGTGGGCTCACTATGGTTGCAGAACTTGTTCTAACAGTAACGGTATTGAAGTCACCTTGAGTTAATATATTAACGTTAGTATTGTTTGCACCTTGTTGTTGGGTGTATATAACATTACTACTTCCAGTAATATTCTCAACTAAAGAATGAACACCAACATCATTTTGTTGTGTGTTTATAATGTTGCTATTACCTGAAATATTAATAGTACTATTATCGCTAGAACCTGCTATTCCAGAAGTACTAGTTATATTTTGTGTAACTTGGTTGAAGTTACCAGATGCTGATAAGAAACTGGTAATATAGTTACCTATTAAATTTTGTAATGATAAGTTGCTATCACCTGTTATTAATTCGGTAATAGTATTATAGTTATTAGATGGATTTCCTTGACTACCAACTGTTAATGATGTTTGGTTACTACTTCCAGTAATGGTACTAGTATACATATTGTTACCACCTAGGATATTATATTGCGCCCAATCGTTATTACCATGTTGTGTAATGTTTAGAATATTGCTACTACCTGTAACGGTTCCATAGTTCAATGCACTTGCTGCTACTGGTGTAACCGATGTAACACCAGCTGAATCAACCGAAATAGTTCCAGATGTTCCACCAACGGTGTTAGTTCCACCTACTTGTTCAACATTAATAGTATTTGATGTTCCTATTTGTTCTATATAAACATTATTTGGTCCAGTTGATATTCCAACTCCAAATGCTGTTTGTGATAGAAATGTTGTTAATAAAAGATATTTTTTCATTGCTCCTACCCCTTAAATGCCCAGATTCCTTTTCTAGCACCTTCTTTAATTGTTTCGACAACTGCTGCTTGTATTGCCTTATTAGTAGCTCTATTAATGCTCTCGTTAATAGAACCGCCTACCTCTGCTTCCACTGCCATTGTTCCGGCATCTATAAATTTAAGTAATCCAACACGATCTAAATAACTTAAAACAGTTTTAGTGATTGTAACACTAGTTAATACTTCTCCTGTATTAACCGAAACAGTTCTTAAACTGATAGTTACTGTATCACTTTGGTATTGTGTATCTGCTCCAATACCAAAGAATCTTACACCTGCTCCACCTGTTATTGTATTAGAATCATATCCTACGATTGACCCTTCTACTATAATACCAGCAAATGTCATAGCAGGCAATGATATTGCATCTTTACCTTGAAATTGTTCACGCATTTGACGAATCATTTGACGTTCTTTAATCAAATTCTCTAATCCAACACGTTCTACAACTTTAAACCACACACCATTACCAGCATCTTGTAATGCTTTAATCAAGTATCCTTCACCACCTTGAGTAACAGCAGAACTTAAACTGGCAATTCCAGTTATTGATTTACGTTGACCAGTTTTATCCATAAAACCATATACTGCAACAGGAACAGGTCCACCAACTGGCGGTTTTAATTGATTTTCTTCTTTTTTAAGGTATGTGCTAATACTTTCATTTACCGGATCATCAAACTGTTCACCAGTTAATAACTTATGTATAGAACTACCTGTTGCACATCCTTGTAATAATGTTATTGCACATAATATAATAATCTTTTTCATAGCTAAAAATAAAATGTCCCCGCTGGTACTGAAATTTGTGTGGTTTGACTAGGATTTGAGTTGTTGGTAATATTAATTAAAATCATACCATTATTTGAACCACTTCCTAATCCCCAGGTTACCGTATTCCCACCAAGATCTGGAATTGTTCCACAGACTGTACCTGGTGTAGTACATGTTGGATTTCCAGTCCCACCAAAAATACTATTTGTTAGTTGTTGAGCCAGTTGTGAATAAATTCTAGATTGTAAATTTGCTATAAATTGTGCCTGTGGTGTATTTGCAGCTGCAGCCTCAGCTTGTTGTTTTATGGCAGCAGCAGCTGCTTGATTCTGTGATGTCGCTTGGTTTTCTAACTGCTGAATAGTTAATATATGTGAACTATAGCCAGCACCACTGAATGATGGACTATTAAATCCAAATTGTATTTCGGCAGCAAAAGATGGCATAGCTGCTAAAAATAATATAAAACCTACTATTTTACTCATGTTTGTTGCTCCTAATATTATATTTAAGCGATAACAAATATGAGTAAAACTAGTAGTTAACTAGATGGGAATAGACAGTTATTAATATATTCTACTGCTTCTTCTTCTGACAATCCTAACATCATCAATACTTTAGGATTGTGTGGGTTAAGACGTTGATTTTCAACATAATATTTATGTTTATTTGAAATATCATCGCTTGTGTTGTTTGTATCAGATAACGATGCTAGATATACGTCTAATGTATCTGCTATCATATCAGATATTTGCGTTAGCTCTTCATCTGATTGTACGTTACCAGCAGCAATAATATCATTTGAAAATATACGTTGTGCCCATTCTGGTAATTCACGTTTCTTATTCCAAGATAACTTTGCAGATTCATTTGCAAACCATTCTGATAACGGATGATTATCTGATACTGGACTAAAATCATGAAAACAACCTGTGATTTTATTCTTACCAGCAAATACATCAAACCCAAATATTGGAGCAGGATTATGAAAATGTGGATAAATGCAACAATGCATCATCCACAACCCACGAGTATCTATTGCATCAATAATATTGACATGTGCTTTTCTATATAAATCAGATTCCCAGGTTAGATTACTCCAACCTGGCTTGTTAAACTGAACAGCTTCTGGTATATGAATTTCTTCACCTGAATGATCAAATTTATATTTAAATAGCTGACTTATATCAATAAGCGACATTTGAATGTTATTCATCAATAGGTAGCCATGCCCACGATTTTATTATATTCTTAATACTAGGTCTTCGCCTAAATAACCATATTTTACGATGTGGTCTTGTTTTTACAATAAAATCATATGGATCCATCTGCGTAACTACTTTAGAAAATGGTGATTCTATTCTAATATACCATCCATCATTTTGTGTGCCAATTACGTCTGATGAATACACGTGCTTGCTATACGGTTGATATTTGACTTTTATAGATTTACCAAATGATAATAGAACATTTGAAACATATGGTTCACCTTGAATATTTGTTTTTATCTTAATTAGTTTCATCCAATGCCTTCATGATTTTTATAGCCCATTCAAATGCTACTCTAGCTTCATCTCCTAAATCATCAGTTAATTCTGCTCTAATAGCATTTCGTAGACCTTCAACATCTTCAAATTGATAGAACTTACCAGAACCTGGAACAGTCTTAGCGATATATTGCCCACCATTCAATGTCCCTAGGTGATGAACATATAAATGAGCTTTTATTAAATGCTTACGTTCTAAATCGTTGATTAAATCTTGCAGATATCTAATATATTCCAATGTTTCTTGTGTCCACGTGTAATGAATCTCTTTATCAGCTAATTCAAGAAAATCTTGATAGATATATTTTGTTCTATCAATACCAGATAATTTAGAAAAAAATCCCTGAACTTGCGCTCCAAATTCAATAGTGGAATATATTGGGATCATTTGCCACAAATAGTTTATATATAATTCTCTTGGTAATTTTCCTGAAATGATTAATTTCATAAAATCAGTTTGTTCAGCTTGTGTATGTAAATCTTTAGTGATTTCGCGTAATGACATATATTGTTCCTTTAATAAACGTATATTATAACACTATGATAATATAATGTCAAGAAAAATATAAATAAAGATGTAGTTCACGGAATTGGCGTTCCCAACTACACTAACGTCTATGGAGGACAATCAGCATGAGTATTTATACAGAAATACAACCAACATATCTTTATATAAAAAAGCATTCAATTACTGGTCTAAAATATTTTGGAAAAACTAGTAAAAAAGACCCATACAAGTATCTAGGATCTGGAAAATATTGGAAAAAACATATCAAAAAACATGGAAAACAATTTGTAGAAACATTATGGGTTTCAGAATTATATTATGACACTTCAATTATTGACCATGCTTTGCATTTTTCAAATGAAAATAATATAGTATTGTCAGATGATTGGGCCAACTTGGTAATGGAAAATGGTATAGATGGAGGGGTATCTGGGGTATCTGGGACATCACCATCGGTAGAAACTAGATCTAAGTTATCAATCGCTAATAAAGGTCATACAGTGACTCAGGAAACACGCACTAAAATATCATCAGCGCATAAAGGCAACCCGAAATCAAAAGAAACTAGATAAAAAATATCAGTTGCAAAAAAAGGCACAATATGTTCTTATGAAACTAAACTAAAATTATCTATTGCTAATAAAGGAAAGATAAAAATCTGATGAAACTAAAGCAAAATTGTCTATAGCAAATACAGGAAAAAAAGCATCAGCGGATACTTTAATAAAAATGTCTATCGCCGGTAAAAATATTTCTGACGAAACACGTAGGAAAATGTCTGATTCTAAAAAGGGTAGTATATTATCAGTTGAAGTTAAATCAAAAATTTCAGCTGCACACAAAGGACGAATTTTTAAAACAGCAGAATGTCCACATTGTAATAAGTCTGGAAGAATTAATAATATGACCAGATATCATTTCAATAATTGTAAATTAAAATATCAATAAAACAACTGTATGCATTAAATGCATACAGTATTATGATTATTTATTATTATTCAGATTGTTCAATTTTGATCTGTAATGGAAAACCATTTTCTCTTGCAAGTTTTGTCGCTTCTACTGCTTTAATTTCTGCAATTTCAAAATCATAAAATCCAGCAATACCAGATCCAGATTCGTGGACTTGTAATGTAACATTTGTTGCGGAATCCATTGAATGTTTAAATATTTCAATAAGCATAGCAATTACAAAATCAATTGGTGTATGATCATCATTGATTATGATAACTTTCCATCGTTTTGGTTCTGACACTTTAATACTTACTTTTTCTTCGGTGATAACATCTGTTGACATATTGTTTTCCTTTAATGTGGGGGAGTTTCCTCCCCCTGGTGATAAAATTATTTAATTTCTATTTGACGAGGTTTATGTGCCTCTGGCACTACGTATTCTACTGAAATTTTTAACATTCCGTCTTTAACTACTGCACCTCTAACTTCCATAAATTCTACTAATGGAAATTCGGTTACAAAATTTCTAGCAGCTAATCCACGATGAATAAATTCAGTACCTTCTGGTAATGATGTATCATGTTCTCCTCTAATAGTGATAATATTTTGGTCAACTTCGATAGAAATATCTTCTCTACTAAACCCAGCCACTGCTAGTTCAATAGCGTAATCTGTTTCAGTATATCTTATGATATTATGAGGTGGATAGTTTGATTGTGGTGAATTAGTTCTGGCATTTACCATTCTATCAAACCCTACTAGTGCTTTACTTAAATTAGCAAGTTCTGCTGCAGTTATTGTTCTTAATTGTGTCATTTTATTTTCTCCTTATATTAAGCAAGATGTTCATAATACCCAAATGGCATACTATGAACATATTATATCACATTTTTCTTAAATGTCAAACTTCAGTGAATTCAGCATCCAACGGTTCGTCAGAATTAGCTTCTGATGATGTTTGTTTAGCTTGTTCAGCTTCTTGTTTTTTTGCAAATACTGGACTTGCTGCTTCATACAATTTTGTTACTGAATTGGTAATTGCCTCAACATCATCACCTTTGGTAGCTTCTTCAACTTTAGATAATGCTGATTCAAACGCTAGTTTTTCATCATCTGATAATTGGTCAGCAACTTCATCAAAGTCTTTTTCTAATGAATGTTTTTGAGCATCGGCATTATTACGAGCTTCAATTAGTTCTTTAGCTTTTTTATCAGCATCTGCATTTGCTTCGGCATCTTTTATCATTTGTTCAATTTCAGATTCACTTAATCCAGAATCAGATTTAATGGTAATATTATTTTTCTTACCAGTACCTTTATCTTGTGCTGATATATGCATAATACCATTAGCATCAATATCAAAGGTTACTTCAATTTGTGGAACGCCACGACGAGCTGGTTCAATACCTTCCAAATTAAATTCACCTAATTGTTTGTTATATTGATATAACTCACGTTCACCTTGCCCAACTTTAATATTTACTGCAGGTTGGTTGTCATCCGCAGTTGAGAATACTTGACTAGCTTTTGTAGGGATCGTAGTATTCTTTTGAATGATTTTGGTAAACACACCACCCATTGTTTCAATACCCAATGACAATGGTGTAACATCCAATAATAATACGTCAGTTTTATCACCTGACAATACTGCACCTTGGACCGCAGCACCAGCCGCAACTGCTTCATCTGGGTTAACATCTTTACGTGGTGCTTTGCCAAATAGTTTTTCAACTGCTTCTTGTACTTTGGGCATACGTGTTTGACCACCAACTAAAATAATTTCATCAATATCTGATAATTTTACTTTAGCGTCTTTAATAGCAATTTTACATGGGGCAATACTTCTTTCAATTAAATCTTCTACTAATGCTTCAAATTTAGCACGAGTTAATTTAACATTCAAATGTTTTGGACCACTTGCATCTGCTGTTAGGTATGGTAGATTAACGTCTGTTTGTTCAGCTGATGATAATTCAATTTTAGCTTTTTCAGCTGCTTCTTTTAAACGTTGCAATGCTAATGTATCATTTTTAAGATCAACACCACTATCTTTCTTAAATTCAGTTACTAAGAAATCCATGATACGTTGATCGAAATCTTCACCACCTAAGAATGTATCACCATTAGTTGATAATACTTCAATTTGTTTCTCACCATCTATGTTTGAGATTTCAATGATAGAGATATCAAATGTACCACCACCTAAGTCATAAACAGCAACTTTGCTATCTATATTATCTTTTTTATCAACACCAAATGCTAATGCAGCAGCAGTAGGTTCATTGATGATACGCAATACTTCTAGCCCAGCAATACGGCCAGCATCTTTAGTTGCTTGTCTTTGTGAATCATTGAAATATGCAGGAACTGTGATAACAGCTTGTGATACAGAATATCCTAAATAATCTTCTGCAGTTTTCTTCATTTTACGAAGAACTTCGGCTGATATTTGTGGTGGGGCTAATTTCTCACCATTTGCTTCGACCCAAGCATCTCCATTATCTGCTTCCAGAATAGTGTATGGCATTAAGTCTATGTCTTTTTGAACTGCGTCTTCAGCAAATTTACGACCAATCAAACGCTTTGCAGCATAGATTGTATTTTTTGGATTAGTTACTGATTGACGTTTTGCTGCAGCACCAACTAAAACTTCATTGTCAGTGTATGCTATGATAGAAGGCGTTGTTCTTGTACCTTCTGAATTTTCGATTACTTTTGCTGAACCATTTTCTAAAATAGCTACGCAAGAATTTGTAGTACCTAAATCGATACCGATGACTGTATTTTTACTCATAATATTTTCTCCTTTTATTAAGCGAGGTGTTATTGGCATTATGCCATATATTAAACCCAATTGGCATTTAATATATTTTATTTATCATTTTGTTTAAAAATATTGGACCATTTTTGCAATTTTACTATTTTAGCAGCAGCAGCTTCATCAACTTTATCTTTATTGATAACGCCATTCTGTTCTAACAGAGTAATTAATGCTTTAAGGTCTCCAATTTCTTCTTCTAGGTGTTCACGATTAGTTTCACCTTTCCAAGAAGTATCAATGCCAAATCTAAAAATTTTTGAAATTGCCAAAATTATTTCAGCTGCTTCTTCAGCTGCTATTTGCAATAGTTCGGTTTCTATATTCATTTTATTTAATCCAATGTTTTATTAGATGAATATTATACTATAGATTACTATATCTGTCAAGAAAAATATAAATAAAGATGTAGTTCGCGGAATGGGGATTCCCAACTACTTTAATACTGAAAAGGAGTATCAACATGAGTATTTATGATAATACTATAACACCAACATTTTTATATATAAAACAACATTCGGTTACCGGCTTAAAATATTTTGGCAAAACAACTAGAAATCCTATTAAATATATGGGTTCTGGGAAATATTGGAAAACACATATTGTCAAACATGGAATAGAATTTGTAGAAACGGTATGGGTTTCCGAACCATATACGGATAAAAATCAAATTAAAGAAATTGCATTAAAATTTTCAATAGAAAACAATATAGTAGAATCTAACGAATGGGCTAATTTAATACCAGAAAATGGGCTAGATGGTGGAAATTCAACGGGTAGAAAACATTCTGATGAAACAATTGAAAAAATAAAATTTGCAAAGTCATCCAAGACGCACGTAGAAAAAATGTCAATTAAAGAAAAGATAGCCGCCGCAAGAAATTCTAAATCTATCACAGAAAAACTTGATATTGAACATAGAAGAATGACTACTTTGCTATCTAAAACACTGGAAGAAAAAAAGGCAATTAAAGAAAAGACAGCTACTACTAAAAAATCAAAAACATTAGAAGAAAAATTAGTAATAAAAGAAAAATTTAAACAGTCAATACTGAACCGAACTCCTGAACAACGCCTTCAATCTAAACTAAAACAAGCCAATTCTGTCAAAGAACAAACTCCTGAGCAAAGAATAGCCATTAAAGAAAAAACATGTAAAACATACATAGTGACATCACCGGATGGTAAAGCAACCACTATTTTAGGATTATCACCATTTTGCCGAGAAAACAACTTAAATGTTGGAAATATGCACGCGGTCATACGAGGAACACGTGCACATCATAAAGGTTGGACTTGCACAAAAGTTAACTGATAATTTCTGAGCATTCTTCTATAGTAATACTCAATATCTCGTGTATTTGTGGATCCATTTAAATCTCCAATGTAAGTTTGTATTATAACATAGGAGATTTAAATTGTCAATCAGTTATTCACCAAATAATTCTGCTTGTGCTCTTAACATTTCATCTCGTAATGAATTTAATCCAAATTCATAATTATATGTTAATGCATCTGCACATACAATATTTGTTTCTACGATATGTCTTAGATGTTCTTGACCACATAATAGTCTATCCCTGCATATTGCCACATTATCAGGCATTAATTCAACTCCATAAATACCTGATAATGCTGTTTCAAAATCAATACCGTTTTCAAGTTTGCGAATCAACACTTCTGCTAAGAATTGACCATCACCACATGAATTATCAATAAAGTTTTTTGAAGGATCTTTAAACAACTCAGGAGATAATGTATCTAACATCTCTTGTACTAGATCAGTAGGTGTAAATACTTCAGCTGTTTGTTTAATTCGTTTCTTATCTCTAGAAACACTACTCATAAATGCATGTTTTCGTAAATGTGTTGTTGCATCTACTACACTTATGATATCGGCCATTACACAGCTCCTTCAATAAACTCTTTTACTTCATTATTTGTCCAAGATTTTGAGATATCAAATGGAGGCAAATATTTTAATGCATATGCAAATCCATAACCATCAAGTTCTTTCCACTTTCTTGTATGTTCTAAGAAGTACTCAGAAAAAATGAATGATTTGATATTATTAACTTCAGTTTCATTATTTACTTTTATACACATATACCCGACATCAAAATCAAGATCTGAAACAATTGATGCTTCTTCAGTAATCATTTTTGTCATTGCAATAGAAAACTTTAATTCCCCAAAAAAGTATGGGGTATTTTTTGTATAGTACGTTAATAATGGCACACCTTTATTCAATTTATATAATGCATTTGTATGTACGGCATCTTTAACTTTAACAGACGACTTCCCAAAGTTATTTTGACAAAACATACGTTTTGATGGTTTGTCTGTTAATTCTTTTAATTTATAATATAATGTTACAAAATCTTTATCAACTTTGCTATATTTTACTATAGCGTTGTTTTGTGGTTGATAATCTATAACATCATCGTACATAACTTTAACATCACCAGTATATGTTCTATCAATAGTCCATGAACATATTCCAACACCAACATTAAAATATTTATTGACGTTATAATTTACTAATTTAAGACCATGTTCTCCAATTATTGAATATCTTGAAGAATTCTTAAGTAGTGATTCTGGTGTTACTAATGTTATTGACCCATCAGGACTTAATATTTCTAAAAGTTTCTTACAAATAAACGTATAGATCTTATTTTGACCACCATCTTTAGTACCGTCTTGGTATGGTGGGTTTCCTATTGCCACGTGAAATTCTTTACCTTGCATTTTGAAATCCTTTTCAATATTGCATAGATCTTTATAGTCTACGACTTCAAACCCAAGTGATTTCAAATATTGTTTGTGATAGTCAAATATTTCTACACAAATAATTTTTGAATCTGGGTATTGCTCTCTTAAAGCTAATGGAATACTACCATTAAGTGCATTAATAACAAGAATAATACTTTTGTCTTTTGCACCTGAGATATTACTAACTAATTCATCAGCTAACGCAAAATCCGTATATACTAATCCTTTTCTTTGTTTGAATTCTGAATTATCAAACAACAGTGGGTATATTTGTCTTTCTGTTAATGATGAATATGCATTCTTTTTTTCTTTGAAATCTTTATTAAGCATTTTTTTAAATTCTCGTGAATTTTTTGCAGCTTTTAAGATTGCATCGATTACTTCCTTGCCATATATTGCAATAAGATCTTCATTTTTGAAGACTTTACGATAATCATAGCATTTTGTATAATAACATACTACTCTTGAATCTCCTATTAAAGACTGTATTGTATCTTTAATATTTAACTCTAAGTTTGCTACTTCTTTAGGAGTTGGGATATTCCCATTTATTCTTGTAATAATTTTAGATTTGGATCCGTTTGAATCACTAACCTCATGTGTACATTTTTTATTACCAGAATTAACCAACTCTAACTTAGCAAACTCATTGATATCAAATGATGATACTACTTTTTTCAATTGTACATCTGGTAGTTTGCCATTTTTAACTTGCTTTTCACACCATTCTTGAGTATATTCTAAAATCTGAATTGAATTAACATCTCGTCTTGACCCATCTACATCAAAGTCGGTAAATGAAATCATATCTAAGAATGATAAAATTTGTTCACCATTTGACCCATCCGCTTTAGCAAGTCTTCCAATCATTATTTGTAGGTTATACCCAGGTGTTAATGAATACACTTTAACTCTATCTTTACCTTTGTAAATACGAATTAATCTACCTAGTAACTGCTCAAAACCACAAAGGCTTTCGATTTTGTCAAACATTACTAAATGCCCTAGTGATGGGATATCAGTACCAGTTGTAAATTTTCTACAAGTTAATATTATAACATTCTTACCAATATTATCATCTAACAATCCCTGAATAAAATCTCCAGTTGTTATGTATTTTGGACATTGATCACTAATTTCATAACTAGAAATAAATACTGTATGAGTTTGATATGAATTAAGAGTTTTTGCCAATAATGGAATATAATAATCTGCTGAAATTTCACCAGCGCCAATTGGTAATACCCACATTCCATTTCTTTTAGCTACGTCACTTAATGAAGTATCATTGGTAATACTCATTGAATTTTTAAATTTAGATTGGTTGGTATTATAACACAATTCAACAATTCGGTGTAGTTCAAGAGAATGTACAAAATTACCCTCTTGCATTGCAAATAACTTTTGTGGAGAAAATCCTTCTTCAATTGAATATATATCTTTTAATACTGGTGATACGTTGCAGAATGGGGTGTTAAAAGTTTCCATTTTTATAGATGGAATCTTAGTATAATGGGTATTTCTAACAGCCCATGGAAGCCCACGTAGTATACATTGATCTGGATCGTATTGATCCATAATTTCATATGGAGTTGCGGTCAAATCTAATGTATAAGTTGCGTTAATGTTTTCAAATTTTGCAGAAGTGACGTCACCTTCGTATTGAAAATGTCTTTCGTCACAAATCCATAAATCTACATTTCCAGTAAGTTCTACATATTTTTCACGAATTTTGTTCTTTGCAGTGTTCATTTGGTCATAACGAATATCCTGAACACTAAGTACCACTATAATAATCTCTTTATTTGCAGCACGTCTATGAATTTCAGATATCGACGTCTTACTAAATTCTTTAGATTCCATAATTGTGATAATAACCTTTCGGTCACCGCCAAAATGATAAGAATTAACATTTGAAATCAATGTTTTCATCGTATCAACGATTGGTGTTGTAACTAAACATACTCCACCGTTTGTTAATAGATTAGCTGTGATTTCTAGTGAAGTAAGTGTTTTACCAAAACTTGGATATGCAGCCAACAAACAGCGGCCTGTACTTTTGAGAATATTAACTGCTTCAGTAATAACTGGAGCTTGATAGATTCTTGGTACTGATGGTTTATGGATATTGAATGATATTTCTAACTTGAAATACTGCTTTACAACATTTATTAGATCAGTCATATGACTTTCGTCATTATACCCAATCATAGATTCGCCATTTGTTCCGTCTATTTGATATCCTGGAAAAAGGGCATCAAAACCAATCTCTTGTTTTACATATAAATCATGAATAAATTTTCTGACTTCATCATCTACTTCAGTTGTTAAAACAACTGACTTATCATAGACGATAATGAGAGAAGCTACATAATCTTCGTGCAAATTAGATTGATGCTTTGTATATCTATCTTCAAATGCTTCTGATGGAGTAAACCCAGATAAGTCTTTACTATTTCGTTGACCTAGTTTACCATTTACTACATATAAAATACCATGGCTAGATGTTAATTTGCCAATATTATGATTATTTGAAAACCATACGATTTTCGCTTTTGATCCATCTATAGTGATCATGTGCCTTTCCTTGTGCCTAAATTTATAATTTCCCTATAAATTGGAAGTCATTTTCCAATTAAGTTTGTATTATATAATAAAATATAATGTTTGTCAACTAAAAAGGGGAATAAATCCCCTTTTATTAATGCTTTTTTGGTAATGCTTCTTTCTGCAGTTTTTTCTTTAATCTAGCTTTAGCCGAACCTTTAGCTCTTTTGCGTTCAGTTGTTGGCTTTGTATAGAATTCTTTTTCACGTAGATCATCAAGTTTTCCCGATTCTTCTACTTTCTTTTTAAATTTTCTTAGAGCTTGGTTTATATTATCATTCTCTTTTAAATAAACCCCAGTTCTAATTCTCTGATTCATCATCATCTTCGTCATTGTCCTCATCGTCAATATTTTGTTGTAGTTGTTCAGCTACCCAGTCTAAATTATAAATCCTATTTTTTGATATTAGATTATATGGAGTTAGTTCATCAGTTGTAATATAATGTACATTTGGTTGTGCTAACAGAAATGTAATAAATTGTTTAGTTATATCGTTGCAATTATCAACATCAATAATTACAACGTCAACCATAAATGATACACTAAGCAACCAATCAATATCATTTTCGTCATTTTCATAAATGAATACATTTAAATCATCTATGCTTTTACTCAAAATAGTTTGAAATTGCTGTTTAACATGAAGTGATGGGCATATCAAAAGATAGCTTACATTCAGATTAAAGATTTTATCTGGGGGTGATATTATTGTTATCTGTCCTAAATTCATATTTCCTCTTAGTAATTTATGTATAGTATTTATTAACTGATAATATCTAATGATACTTTTTGTAAACCATTGATACCAATTGATTTAGCAGCTGATTTTGATAAATCAATAATACGATGTTTAACATATGGACCACGATCATTTATAACAACTACAATAGATTGGTTATTATGTAAGTTAGTGACTTTAACTTTTGTTCCAAATGGTAATTTACGATGTGCTGCGGTATTTTTATATGGGCTGAAAACATCACCGTTTGCAGTCCTTGGTACTCTTCTGCCTTTTCTAACAGATTCATATCCATACCAACTAGCTATACCAATATTACTATATGCTGAGTTATGATTTACTACTGATTTTTTAGTAGTAAATTTTTTATGTTTATGTTCAATATGTGAAACTTTATGAACATGGTTCTTAGTTTTTGCTTCCGTATAAGAAGCCGATAGACTAGCAATAATTGCTAGAATTATAAGTGAATATTTCATTTTTTCTCCTTTCACTTGGTGCATTCTAGAGCAGCAATGCATTACATTAAGGGAGATAACAACCAAGGTTTTTTAAACCCTTTGTCACTGGCGTTTTCTCCATCAGTCATAACTTCTGTCACAAGTTATGCCTTTGGCGAGTATGGCTTCCCGACTTTCGGGTTTCTACATTGGCCAAGACTCGCAGGTTCAAATAAACTGCATTTGAACCAACTACTCTTAGTTTCTTTCGAAACGATCTGTTTATATCTCAATAAAAAGATATAGCACTAAGTATTTATTACTTAATGTTTGATATTATACTACTATATTATATATTTGTCAATGTTTAATTTACTGAACTGGT